AATAACCATCTTGCCTTTTTTGTCAAAGATACCTTGCAGCGTATGCAACTCATCTGCTACACCGTTATACTGATTGACATTGTCGGCCAGCAACTGATGAAAATCAGTGTCGCTGCTTACGATGGTATGGTGATCCTGCGGGTGTGCTTGAATCCATCCTGCTACCAAGTCATCTGCTTCCAATTGCTCGTGCTGGAGAACAGTACAATTGGTGCGATCGGATAAGAAAGTTTTAAGGTCGTCAAAAGCTTCCCAAAACAGCTTATCTTCTTCTGCTTCTTTTTCAGTGAGCGCTGCTCGTGCAACTGCTCGATTCTTTTTATAAGGTTCATAGAAGTCTTTGCGCCAGCTGCGTCCTTCTAAACAGAAGACTACATGGTCTGCTTTTTGATCTCGCCAGGCTTTATTAACGCTGGCAAGTGTTACATGAATAGCAAAACCTAGTTTATCCCACGTGTCGCTTTGACGATGGGCACTGTGTCTTGCACGGAAGAATGTATTGGCTGTGTCAACAATTAGGTATCGCATGACATAATAGTAGCAGTTTATTCGTTATTTGTCAACTTTTCTAAAAATAATTTCGCTATTAATTTATGAGTTTCAGGACCAAAATGCATACCATCCCGTGCATAATCTAAAATTTTATGTGACGTTAGGCATTTTTTGACTCCACAGTCAATATTCTCGTATACTGGACCAACCATGGATTCAATGCGATTGTGTAATAATTCTACAATTAATTTATTTTTATGAAAACGTTGCAATGAAATATTATGGTCCATGTTCCATGTATGCTCCAATTTACAACTTTCTGGAATGACGAAAGCTGGACCACTATCCTTAAAAGTTTCAAATCTTCTTAAATTAGGCCAAAAAATGAATACCGTATTGATTTGGAATAATCCAGTAATATTAGTTAAAATTCTAGCAACGGTGTCAGATGCCCCGGCCTCTAGTCCTAAATTGAGCATGGGATAAGGTCTTACCTTTTCTACTAGACTGGGCCATATCCACTCGACGGGGTTACCCATTCCCATGGTATGACTACAACCTAATGCTATATCGATTTCTTTTCCTTTTAAAGAATCAAAATCGTAAGTTCTAAATCCCTCGCGGCTATACTTATATGTTATATCTATGTTCTGCCATTTAGAAGATTCTGGATTTTGTTTAAATTTATCAATGGTATCAGTTCCAGTCCATTTTATTAGAGTTTTTTTAGGATTCCAACTATATGGTACAGTTTTTGTTTGCCAGTGATTAAGCATTTTAACTTACCTCACTACGGCCGCCACCTAAATCTTTTCGTTGAACTCCGGTTACGGGCCTAGGATTATTGGCTTCGTATTGTTCAAATGTTTCCATAACAACATTACGACAAACATCTTGAAACCATTGATCAACAATCTGAGAATCGTCTTTGCCTTTGTAACCAGATCGAACTAGTTTGGCCACAAAAAAATCATTCCAATCTAGTTCAAATGCACCATTACCAATATTCTCTGGGTCCAATTCTACACTGATTATATTAACGTAAGGTTCACCTTTTTCTGTGGCAATTTGCTTAGGTGTTTTTTTAGGTTGTGTAGTTTTTTTAGCCCGAGGTGCTTTAGGTGCTGATTCAGGCGTAGGCAACTTTGTTTCCTCTTTATAAAGAGGCTGTTCTTTATTAAACAGTTTATTGAATATCCCCATATATTATCCTTTTAACATCTTAATAATAGCTTCATCGCGATGATACCAACGATCTTCGACCACAGGGTCGCCCGGGCCCCCGATTATGCGGCGGCCACGCATTGATAACCCCCAAATCCACTGATTAGTGGTATGGCAACGACGAGGAATAATGCTGTACTTATATTCAAACACAGCACGATCATCGAACGGATCGTACGATTGGGTCATTTCATCGCTAGTAGCCACACCCATCACTTGCCCCACCCATTGCCCCAAAGGTCAACATGTAGTCTTGGACTGTAATAGTATCCTTTACTGCAGGCCCAATCAGCAACTCTGACACGATTTTTTTCGTAGGGAGTAACAACACCACCTTGGGGCATTACATAGACCGAGCCTTTAAATCCGCCAGCTCTAAATTCTTTTACTGCCCGATCCACTTCAGCAACGTGTTCTTCAGTTTCTACAACAAATTTAAGATATGTATATCCGATGTCTTGATAGCTAGCCACAATATCAGGACAAATAGCATCTTCCCAACGTTCTCCGCTGGCACTTAACTTAGCACTGACACTAAAGGTGAGATTGTTATAGGTTCTGCGCTCACTCTTAGCATTTAGTTTAGAATTTAATGTCCAATTAAGTAAATATTGCCTAAATGAAGGCAGAAGTTTTTGAGTACCGTTTGTTTCAAATGTTAGATTTTGTAGATCTGCCATGCTTGAGCGACTCAACAATTCTTCATATGTGCGTTGCCAGCCCAGCAAAGGTTCGCCGCCAGTGATCACAAGATGTACATCATTGCCGTTGCTCTGAATCCATTGATGATTAGGAGTCAAAGCCAACATGTCATTAACCACTTCGTCAGTGTTTAGTGTGGGACTGAGATCTTTGAATGCTGGATGCCAGCTTGCATAACTGTCACAGCCAGTATTTACCAATGGTAAACTGTTAAAGTCTTTATACAACTGTACGTTCTTTGCAACTTCGTCTGCTTCTGTACTCTTAACTCCTGGAGCGCATCCAAAGCCCGAACAAGTAAAATTACATCCGAATGTTCGCAAGAATACGCTGGGTACTCCTACAAATCTGCCTTCGCCTTGCGCGGAATAAAAAATTTCACTGACTTTGAGTTTCATAGATATTAGACCATTTCTTAAGTTTTTCTTTTTTGGCATGTTTGGCTAGTTCTAAATTTTCCCAACTAATAATTTGTTGTTCTAATAGAATATCGACCATGGCCAATACATCACCGATTTCCATTTCTAACATTTCGGCATGTTTGTAACCAGTTTTATAATGTACTGCATCAATACCAAATCTTCTAATCTTACTGACTTCGACTATTACTTCAGCGCATTCTTCTTGAAGAATACCTAAGGCTTCTTCGTGACTACCCGGATTTAATTTAAACATACTAGTTCCAATGTCGAATTACACCTGCTACAATAAAGCAGTTTGTTATAATATATGATAGCACAATCGCAGTGCGAATGCAAGCAATACGATCCGCTTCAGAATCTGTACTACCTGCCTTTTCTCCTAGCGCCTTGGCCCATATACGCCAAATCTTTTTTATCATTTCTTACTTGGTTTAGGTGGCATATCAGGAAATGACCCCCAAGGTTGTGTTAGTTCCTTTGATACATCGTCGGGCCCGCCGTTATCTACCCAATGTTTACTAATTACAATTTTTGGATTGTTGTCTACAATTACGTAGCGACATAAAAACTCACTGTAATCGTAAGTGCCATCGGGTACCCACTTAAACATTTTAAAGTCTGATTCGGAACTCATGCAAATAAATCTTCATTCCATTCACGATGACCTTCACGGAAAGCCATGTTAGCCTGTGTCTCGCGAACTTCGACACGATAGCACCATAGACGTTCTGCCTCGCTTGGTCCCCACATTTCAGGAATGTAAACACCGTTGACAAACTTGTAGAGTTGATCCGCAAGTCCTTCGCAGCCTAGGCGCGGTAGCACTACGATCTTGGCCATTTTCTTTTCTTGTAGCATTTTGAATGTCGCCATCTCTGGATCATCTTGTGCTACGATCAAGGTATGATCAAACTGATCCTCTAAGATCTTTTTTAGTTCTTTTAAGCCGCCGTAGTCAGCAGCCCAGTTTCGAACATCGAGATTATTGGTGCCAAAGTAGAACTTCATTGAGAAGCTGTACCCGTGGATTAAGTTACAATGACTGTCTGCTCTCCACTGGCGGTAGGCACAAGGAAAAGCATCGTGATACTCTTTAGTACTAGTATATTTGTAACTAACCGGGCCTATGTAAGGAAGGTTGTTTTCTAAGTGTCTGATTAAATCAGCTGTTGAGGATTTTGCCATCTCTAGTCTCCTTTGTGTAAG